GACTGAATCCAGTCAATCTGCTTCTCGTATTCATGGGCGTTGGTATGGTCAACACAGTCGTCCATGATGATTAAGTCAGCACGAGCGCCGTAGATATGACCACGGATACCGATAGCCTGGACTGTAGGGTCCTTTTCGCCAGAGTCGCGAGACTCAGAGGATAGATAAATTAAATCCTGTTTCCATGAATCAGACCCTTTTTGAAAACCGCCTGGAGGTCCAAAGGTTAATTGGAGGTCCTGGTACTTAGGATGTGTGAGTCTGTTCTTTATGGATAACAGGAATTTTTGTGCCATAGCCTGTGTCTTGGACACAACCATGATTCTGATATTAGGGTTCTGGCAAATCCGATAGACCGCATAGTTGACCGTAATGGTCGTGGACTTTGCGTGTTCTGGTGGGGTATTGATAATAATTAAATCAGGGGAGCCAGGTTCATGGGTAATTGATGGATGGACATCCGAAGGTTCTCTACCCTCCAAAAGGTCAATCCAATGCTCCTGATGCTTGAACACCTGAGTGCCTAAAAATTTTTCTGAGAATTCAGGGAAGGGTGGTACTTCCCCTCTTGACCCGTTGATTTCGCCACGGGCAGACATACTACGGACTTTATCTACCTGGGTTGAGAACTCCTGGTCCATCTTACGGTAGTACTCGTAGGTCTTAACACTTCTACCTACGGCATCCATAGCCCTTTGGACAGAATACCCCTCCATTAGGAATTCGATAATCTGCTTCTTGATGGCATCACTTCGATGGCTTGCCGCTGTTGTTCTTTTTCTTTCCATAGGCATACCGAAACGAAATAATGGAAGTTTCGGGCTAACTCCTAACCGTAGGCGTAGTCTAAACGAAGCCGAAGGTTAGGGCTTCCTTTAGGGTGCGACCCCAAGGGTCGCTGCTAGTGTATAGAGAGGCTCCGATTATTTCGCCTCTCACTATACTATAGGTGTCCAAAAGGTCCTTAGCGGACACTTTTGTACCAAGTATTTTTAATATCTTTTTGCCTACGGCAAAAGTGCTGGTCAAAGGCTTATGGTGACCCCAGAACTATCAAAGTTATGTGGGTAGATACACATACACATACACAGCACGGATTTAACAATCCTGGGGTGAAGCATGCTTGCTCACTCCTCTACTTTCAAGCACTCACTCACTCTGCTTTGCGGTGTCGCATTGCTAGGCGAACAGGGCTAGAGCAGGGCAGGGCTTTCACTCTTTCAATCGCCGCGCTCATATATCCCCGCGCCCCCCGCATTGCCTGCCCCGCATGCTCACGCTCACGCTTGCCATCTCACTATTTGGGACACACGCTCAAGGTGTGAATCGCATCACATTTTTAAGACTCACGCTCAAATGTCTTTGACACCTGCCAGATGAGGCGCGTATAAATCTCCTATGACTTAAGCCAAATCGGTTTAAGTCTTAAGACAGGAGAACATGAAATGACCGCAACAACAGCAACAAAGACAGCAGGCAAGGCAACAAAGGCGGAGGCACTTAGCACCCTCACAAAGGCGCTTGAGCAGGCTCACGAACTCATCAAGGCAGAAACAGGCGCACCCCGCGCCACTCTTTTGGTGACTCGTGACCTCAAGGGGCGCAAGGGACATTTCACACCTTTCACCCCATGGCGCACCAATGAGGAGGCTTTCTCAGAAATCGCTTTCAACCTTGAGCATTTCACGACACCAGAAGAATTGCTCTCAACTTTGCTCCATGAGGTAGCGCACTCAATCAATCACCAAAACGGCGTGGAAGATTGCTCCTCAAATCAATATCACAACAAGCATTTCAAGGCTCAAGCCGAGGCGTTAGGGCTAGAAACTCACGAAATCAAAGGCAAGGGACACGCCTCAACAACCCTCACCGACTTTGGCGCTAAGCGATGGAAGAAAGCCCTCTCAATCCTTGCGGGAGCCTTTGACCTAACCGCTATCGGCGGAGAACAGGCAAAGAAGAAAGGCAGAAACACCAATCTCCTCAAGGCGCAATGCCCTTGTGAGCAGACAATTCGCGCCTCTCGTGGCGTGATTGAGGCGGGCGTTCGTTGCGATATTTGCGGGTGCCAATTTGTAGAGGCTTAAGACATAACAGCCCCCGCCCCGATTAAGTCGGCGCAGGCTCAAGACCTAGCGGGGGCACTAGCAAGGCGGGAAATCCTCGCCTTGTGACTTAAGACAGGAGAACAGAACATGAACACAATCACCGAACAATGGGAGCAGGCACAAGCGGGCGGGTTTGGCAACCCAACCACATGGCGACTTTCTCAGCAGATACAGGCAACCAAAGCCGAACACGAGGCATTTCATGCCCTCATGGATTTAGTACCTGACACAATTCGAGATGAGGTCATCAAGTTATGGGTCAAAGGTACCGAAAGCGCCAGCGCCGAGGCATATAACCGCCGTCTTTTACTTTCAGAACTTAACGAGTCAGATTACCGCGAGGCGCAAGACATAGCGCACGAGGCATGGAAAAAGTTAGCGGGTGTCATGGCTTAAGACACAGCCCCGCGCTAAAGGCTACGAGTTCGCAACTCAGCGGGGCACGATGTGAGCAGTATCACACCGCGAAATGCTAGACAGGCAGGGCGCGAGATGATTCACTTACACCAAGCAAGAAACCAAGCGGGAAAGTTTCCCGTTAGGTCTTAAGACAGGAGAAGAAAACATGGCAACACGAAGCACGATAGCAATCAAAGAAGGCGAAACAGTCCGCGCAATTTATTGCCATTGGGACGGATACCCTGGCGGGGTAGGGCTGGGCTTGATTGACAACTACAACAGCAAGGCACAGGCAGAGGCACTCATTGCGCTAGGCGGTTTCTCCTCACTCATGGAAACGCTAGAAGAAACCAAGGCGGGAGCCTATAACACCGAAAGCGACAAGGCGCGAGCCTTTAGCGGTGTTCAAGATTGGCTAGACAATTTCAACGCAGGCGAGGAGTACGCCTACCTTTACGAGGAGGGCAAGGGCTGGGTTTATTTCTCAGACTTTGACGAACACCTACCAATCACGCTAAAGCGTGAGAAAGATGTGGCTTAAGACATGAAACTTACACGCAAAGGCAAGCAAGTCAGAGCAATTATTATTTATGTCTTAATACTTATCGGATTGTTTAAGGTCACCATTGACCAAGGCATTTGGGATATACCTGAATCATGTTTGGTTGAGCAAGTCGGTTGCCCAGACGGGTACCCAATGCCATGAGTGCCCAGAACTTTGACGATTTATTACAGCATTACGGACACATGCTAGTTCTAGCCCGTTATACAGATAACGAAGGCGATGTCGCAGCGGTAGCCGTTGAGTGTGAGGATTGTAACGAAGTGTTACTTGATTACGATAACGAATTGTTGCTTAAGACAGGAGAATTAAAATGAGTAATTGGACTGTATGGGTTGGCGGAGTTGAGGTCAATGACTGTTACCTGACCAAAGGCAAAGCGGATAGCCTCGCATTTGATTACATAACACTTGGTTACGATGATGTGATTGTTGAGGAAATCAAATGACTGCTAATGACTTAAGACAGAACAAAACTGGTTGCGATTGCGACCAACACGAGTGCCAAAACATAGACGATTACACCAGAGATAACGGCACCTGCGAAGATTGTTTTAGAGATTGCTTATGGACAGAACCAATCTGCGGAGATTGTTTGCGACCACTAAACCAATGCCACCATGGAAAGGAGTCAAAGAGATGACCGAACAAGATTCAATTTCATGGAGTGAGTTAGCAGAACTTACCCATGAAACACAGGTTGAGCGCTTTGGCTGGTGTATGTGTGAGGACACAGAACCGCACGAGTATCCATACCCTGACTGTATTAAGACACAAATGTGACCAACATCACATCAAAATCTATTGACACGAGATAACCCCAACAAATAAAGTTACACCAACAACTACAAGACAGGAGAATAACATGACTACAAAAGCAAAGTGCTTGGCACTAGCCGAGCAACACAGCATTGAGATTTATATTAGCAATAACTTTGGCTACGAATACAGCCTTTCAGTTCCGAAGGGCTACCAACTTGAGGACTTTGACGGTGCCAGAAGTGGGCTTTCAATGTGCGACATACCATCAGCCAAAGAACTTTGGAAAGAAGTTTATTCAGACCTTAACACCATGATTAACTACAAGCCTTGGCACAAAGTGTCAGAAGGGTGGGAATAAAATGACTAAGACATACGAAGTAACCTTTGAACACACTTTCGTTATTAAGACAGATGATATTCGAGAAGTGTTATTGAACTACGAGTTCCCTGATTTCAAAGATTGTAAGTCAGTAATAGGCGAGCCAGAGTTTGACTCAAGCAAAGTTACTTACCAAGAATCAGATGAGGAGTTAGTCGCATGACCACATGGACAGTAGTGACAGAGGTTGACAGCGAGATAGACCCAGCCACATTTAATTATGTAAACGGGACACGGCTTATCTCATCAGTTTTTAAGACAGAAACAACAGCCACCGTACAGATTGAGATTAACAAACAAGAATTATGGGACGCTGTCTTTGGCTCAGCCTTTGATTCTTTTGGTACTCACTGGCATGAGGTTGAGTTCCTTGATGACACCGACTGGGACAAGATTGGCAAGGTGCGCCTCGTTGCCATTGACGAGATGACTTTACTTAAGACAGAAAAGATTGTCGGTATTGAGGAGTTACTCAAAGCCTTGCCGATAGCCAATGAGCAGGTGTACATGGACTTGTACGACTTCGATGATTACGATGCCGTCTGCGGTGATGCCGTACTACAGGTAGCCGTACTTGGCGAAGTGATTTACGGTTAGGTATTAAGACATGAAAGATAAATGGTTAGTCATACTAGAGATTGACACATACGATGGCGACCCTCGCGCATGGGACTGGACTCACTACTTAGGTGATGAGGTCAAGGTAATTACATCAGAGTTTAAAGGGCGGGTGTTACCTGATGAACAGTAAAGAACTTAAGACACTACACAGCCTAATAAAGAGAGCAAGGTCACAGCGAAATGCCACCACAAACAATGAGGATTTCGACTATTGGCAAGGCATACTAGAGCAGTACGAAAACAAACTAACGACAGGAGAAAAGTAAATGCCAGAGTATCTAGTAGCACTATCAGCAGAACGATTGATACGCATAACAGCAACAGATGAAACATCAGCACGCGAGAAGGCAGAAGCAAAGGCAAACAAAGACGGCAACTATTGGTCAGCGGTGAACGCATGGCTTAACAAGACGGGAGGAATAAAATGACACACGAGATTAAGACTGGGGCTATGAGCAAGTCAGTCACAGCCTACGACAAGGACTTTGACATCACCATTGATGGTGTAGAGATGAGAGTTATCTTACATTGGGACGATGTTGATGGCTTTGAAACTACATGGCTGGACAAAGAAGGTAGATTTAT